AAAGAGTCGTCGGGGTGAGCGTCGTGGCCGCAAGGTCGGCTTCCCGAAGTTCAAGGCCAAGAGCAAGGTTGCACCGCGTTTCGCATATACGACCGGCGCATTTGGCCTCATTCAGGGTGATCCGAAGGCTCTACGCCTGCCGAAGATCGGCCGCGTGCACTGCCTGGAAAACGTCACCGAGCGCGTGGGCGGGGCGCGCGTGTTGCGCATGACTGTTTCTCGGCGTGCGGGTCGCTGGTACGCATCGCTGACGGTCGAGCGCGAGGAGCCTGCGGTGCACCGCGCGCCGAAGGGTGGTGCGGTCGGCGTGGACTTAGGCATCAAGACGCTGGCCACGCTCTCGGACGGCACGGTCATCGAGAACCCGCGCTGCCTCGCAGCCAGCGAACGACGGTTGAAGCGCGCGCAGAAGGCACTCAGCCGCAAGGTGAAAGGCTCGCGCCGTCGCGCTAAAGCCAGGGCCAAGGTGGCGCGCATCAACGCCCACGTCGCAAACCAGCGACTTGACGCGATACACAAGGTCACAATCATGATCGCCCGGACATACAGCACCGTGTGCATCGAAGACCTGAACGTTACGGGCATGATGAAAAACCGTCGCCTTGCCCGCAGCGTGAGCGACGCTTCCCTAGGGGAGTTCCGCCGCCAACTCGAATACAAGACCGCACGCACCGGCGCACAGCTGCATGTCATTGACCGCTGGTACCCCAGTAGCAAGACCTGCTCGTCGTGTGGGGCAGTGAAAGCCAAGCTGTCCCTCAACGAGCGAACCTACAAGTGCGACGGTTGCGGCCTGGTCATGGACCGTGACCTGAACGCCGCGGTCAACATCAAGGTCGCCGGGAGTGCCCCGGAGACTGTAAACGCGCACAGAGAGACTGTAAAGCGGGGCGATCTATCAGATCGCGCAACGTTGGACTCTGTGAAGTGCGAACCAAGCGAGCGCCCCGGCGCTGTAAGACTTGGAGCGGGAGTCCGCAAGGACACCCTGCAAGCTACAACAAACTAGTTTGTAACGTGAGGCCCCACCAACGCCCCTATAGCTCAACTGGCAGAGCAACGGACTTTTAATCCGTGGGTTCAGGGTTCGAGTCCCTGTGGGGGCACGCAGTGAATAGCTGAATATGGCGGGGTGCCGGAGTGGACTAACGGAGCTGTCTTGAAAACAGTCGCACCGGAAGGTGCCCAGGGTTCGAATCCCTGTCCCGCCGCCAACAAGAGAACGTCTTTACTTTCTTTCAATACTCTGCTATTATGGCAGTAGTTACTGAAACTAATGTCAATGGGAAGGAGAAGCGACATGCTTAATACGCTCACCTACGCGGTGCGTGTCGAGGTATCTCCCGACCAGGCTCGGGCGCTTTCTGACACGTGCTCCGCTTACCTTGACTGCTGCAACACAGTCAGCAAGGTGGCGTGGGAGCATAGGACGCTCAGTCAGAAAGAGCTTCATCAGCTTGTCTACCGTAGGCTCCGCGATGAGTACCACGTGGGAGCACAAATGGCATGTTCTTCCATAAACCGCGTCATCGGGAACTACCGAACCATCAAAGAGAATCATGGAAGCCCGTGGGCGACCAGCCAACCGGAATACCATTCCCCCGGCTACGACCTCGTATGGAACAGGGACTACAGCATCCTCAAAGACGGGCGATTGAGCGTGAATACTCTTGATGGGCGAATCAAAGTCCCCGTTGACTGGACTCATATGCCCGAACCATACCGCCGCGGCAAGTTCGGTACGGCCCGACTGCTGAACCGGAACGGGAAGTGGCTCCTGCTCATTCCCAGCACCGTGGAACTACCCGAACCATCCCGACCGCAGCAAGTCGTCGGAGTGGACTTGGGTATCCGTTTCCTCGCCACCAGCTACGACGGTGACGGGCATACCGTTTTCTACGACGGGAAGGAGGTAAAAAGCAAACGCGAGCATTACAAGAGGCTACGCGCCTCCCTACAAAAGAAGGGGACGCGCAGCGCAAGACGCAGGCTCAGGAACATCGGCAAGAGAGAAAACCGTTGGATGAGAGACGTGAATCATCAGGTCTCTAAGGCACTCGTCAGCCGACAGTCCAAGCCCACGCTCTTCGCGTTGGAAAACCTTGAGGGTGTTCGTCACGCAACCGAAAAAGTCCGCGTACAAGACAGGTATGTGCAGGTCAGCTGGGCGTTTTACCAGCTCCGCCAGATGATCGAATACAAGGCCAAGAAGGCCGGGCATTCCGTCATCGTGGTTGACCCGCGTTATACGAGTCAGACCTGCCCGAAATGCGGCACAGTACGCAAGGCGAACAGGGATAAGCGGTTGCATGAATACCACTGCTCGAACTGTGGCTACAGGTCTAATGATGACCGTGTGGCCGCGATGAATATTCAACGGCTCGGATACCAGAGCCTCGTTGAATCCCAGTCGGACAAGGTCTGATCTGGGCGGGGTGCTGTCAACCACCCCTATGATGTTCCGCCACCCCAGTAATGGGTGACAAAAGCGGGAGGAACCGACGTTAATCGGCTCCCATTACCGCCGGGCAGGGACAAACCGCGACGCTAGTCATCGCGGTAGTTGACTCTGGAAACCCGAGTTCGACTCTCGGTAGGACTATTCCGATCCGGTGTAGCTCAACGGACAGAGCGGGGGACTTCTAATCCCAAGGTTGCAGGTTCGAGCCCTGTCACCGGAACGCCAACAACTGAATAACATCCACGAGGGTCAGTGCCCCGAGCGGCGAAGGGAGCCGACTGTAAATCGGCCACAGGTAACCAGCCCACACCGCAGGTTCGAGTCCTGCCTGACCCACTGGTGGAGCAAAGACGCGAATGTGTGAGCTACTTCTTTGCATAGAAAACACATCCTGGGCGTAGACCCAGGGCCATTTGCTCGCGCAGCCTTTCAGCTTTGCTCCACCTCTCCATCTCGGATGGTGTAATGGCAGCACACCGGATTTTGGTTCCGGGCATCTAGGTTCGAGTCCTAGTCCGAGAGCGAACTGCGGGCGTGTCCCTGTCGAGAAGATAGCGACGCGCCCGCAGATTTACCCAGATCGAAAGGAAACAACCACCATGACCATTGGTGAGCGTAAGGCCGCGGCCAACAAGCGCCGACGCGCATTCCACATCTACACGATGAGCGCCTTGACTGCCCTCTGCGTGGGCGTATTCGCAGCCCTCGTGTTCGTGGGCCTGATCGGCCCCGCACAGTGGGCCACCAGCCGACAGGAAAACATCCTCGGGAAAGTCTTCACCGGCTGGCTGACGACCGTCAACATGTCCACCGCAGGATGGGGGAGCGACACCGTGTTCATCTCCTCCTACACGGGCGACACCGCTCACCTGACCAGCGGGGAGATGGTCCCCGTCGCTGACCTGAATCTCATGGTCCCGCTCGCTACGACAGCCGAGCACGCCGTCTTCATGAACACCCTCACCGCCGGACTCCTCGCCGCACTCCTGCTCCTTGTGGCGGTTGCTATGTGGCCGTCCTACGTCACCGACCCCGCGCAGCTCGAAACAAGCCTGGAGGGAGTTTTCGAGTGGCCCACACCGACGACGAGCGAGAAGCAGCGCCAGAAGGCCCGCGAGCGTCGCCAGCGGCGACTAGAGGAGTTCACCGCAGCCCGCGCAGAAGCCGACGACCTCGACGCTGAAACTAATGCCGACACAACCCAGAACCACGCACAGGAACACCCCGCAGGTGTCGAGTTCCTAGCCGCCCGACTCTCGGAAGGAGCCACCAATGACTGAACCGCTTATCGTCGCGTTCGCCGCGGCCCTCGTCGCGTCCGCAGCCTTCATGGTTGCCGCCGCCGTCCTCATGGGCGACACGGCATTCAAGCGCAGTGCCGACACGCTCAGCGCCACGCTCACGGTCGCCCTCATCAGCGCAGCCTTCGCCTCCCCAATCTTCACCCCAGTCACCTACCAGGTGCCCGACGTGATCCACGCCTGGGTGAACTTCGGCCTCGCAACCCTCGCACTGCTCCTGATGATGGTCACGGTGTGGAACATGTTCCGCCGCTACCCCGACGTGCCCCTCACGATCCACTGGAGCGCGTGGGCCATCAACGGCATCCTCGGATACGCCCTATGCGGCTTCATCCCCACCATCCACTTCATCCACTCTGTTAGCCCGTGTGCCTGAAAGGAAAAGAACAATGAGCGATAAGGATAAGCAGGATCGCTTAGAAGCGCGGATTATGGCAGTAACCCTAGCCCTTCTGCTGATCGCATCCTGGTTCATTCTCTTCCAGCATGGGGGACACACGCGGGAAAGAGACCAGAGTGATGCCCAGTCCGCCATCAGCATGGACGCCGGTGCTGTTCCTGACGGTTCGCTCAGCGACCTCGACAATTTGACCGTTAACGACAACCCCACCCCGCCCGAGAAATACAGTCGTGTTGAGCAGTTCGGCCCCGCCTGGAAGGATGTGGACCACAACGGCTGCGATACGCGGAACGACATCCTCGCCCGCGACCTCATCGTCAGGGGAATGCGTAACTCCTGCGTCGTCACTGCCGGCCAACTCGCAGACCCCTACTCGGGCACGTGGATCGACTTCAGCAAGAAGGAAGCCTCGAAGGTCCAGATCGACCATGTTGTCGCCCTCGAGAACGCCTGGCAGTCCGGCGCATACAACCTCACCCAGGAAGATCGTGAAGCTCTCGCCAACGACCCCGACAACCTCTTGGCCGTCAACGGCCATGACAACATGGCCAAGGGCTCCAAGAGCGCAGACCAGTGGATGCCACCCAACGCCGCATACGCCTGCACCTACGCCTCTAAGCAGGTCCAAATCAAGAACCGCTACGCTCTCACAGTGACCACACCGGAAAAGCAGGCCCTCGCCGACGCGCTGGCAACCTGCACCACCAACTAGAAAGGCCATCCCAATGGCATCATTCACGACAGCGCAGAAGCGCGAAGTAATCGAGAAGCGGTACCCCAAAGCCAACAACATCGGCGTGAGCGGCAACGTCTTCTTCGTGTCCTTCCCCGACGCGGAGCCCGTCATCGGCTGGCTCTACTCGCAGCCGCGATCCGGTCACCTGTGGGTGCAAGCAGCTGTCCCCGTAAGCGCCTGCCCCGCCCTACGCACAGTCCCCCCGCTCTGGTTCATCGAAGCGGCCCGACCCTACATGCAGGGCGACGAGCGAAAGAAGTGGTACCTCTATACGCTCATCGCAGCGCAGCAGGTGTTCTCATCGGGGAAGACCGTGGACCGCGAGATCATGATTGACGAAACCAACCTGCTCTACAAGGAAACAGGTGGGTGCTGCTACTTCCAGATCTCAGGCAACGAGAAGGAGTTCCGCGCCAAGCGCGCCGACAACAAGACGGTCAAGACCATCAAGAAGGCTGACCTTCTCTACGCGCTCACAGACGAGCCTGGACGCATTTCCTACCGAGTGGACTACCGCTGACCATGGCTTTCACAACAAAGGATGTGCGCCCCGTCTTTGAGCGCACTTTTGGTGCAACCCGCAGGTTCGTCGTTAAAGGAGGGATCGCTTTCGCTGTCCTCACCACGGGCGAGCCGATGTTCGGCTTCGTTGTTTCCGCTGCTCTGCCTCGTGTGGAGTCATGCGTGAGTCTCAGTAGCCACTCAGTTCCTCTGAGCGTCGTACCACCACAGTGGTTCGCGAACGCAGTAGACGAGTTCACCTCCAGCATGGTGGACAACACGCAGTGGAACTACTGGGCCACGCTCGTCGTAGCCAGTAAGACACTCGGCAGTAACAGTGGGCGCATCTCACTCGACGAGCAGCACCCATTCGCGCAACACACGGGAGTCGCGACCCTCACCGTGCATGGGAATCAAGTCGAAGCTGTAAATCAGCGTGGAGATCGGGTAGGTGTTTACACGAAGCCTGGCATCATGCACGCCCTCACCTCCCAACCGGGACCGATCAGGCTCTGGTCCTCTAGCTAATTCAGCGCTCAATACAGGCGGCACCTATCCTTGGAACACTTCAAGGAAGGTGCCGCCCCATGTTGCCAACACACAACCGAAAGGAAACAGTAATCATGACACTGAAAAGAAAACGCCCCACCGAGCTCACCCGCGACACGGTCCACGCACAGAAAGACCTCGCTCGCGTCCTGCGCGCCTGGGCTGACGACCTCGAAAAGGGAGGTGCAGACATGGACACATTCGCCCGACGTGGGGAGCTTGCTACATGGGCTCAGAGGCGCACAGAGCGCCAGATGCGACATGTGAGCGCAGCGTTTGAGCGCGTGATTACATGCGCGTCGGAGGCTGATCGTCGAGGCGTATCTGGTGGCCAGTGAGGTCACTGTAGGGAGTCCCCGGAGCTGCTGGTTGGTGGTTCCGGGGTTTTCTCAACCCTAAATAGCATGTGACCTACTTAACCAATTAGGGGGATGTTAGCGGTTGCAGACAAACCAAACCACCCACTACGATCAAACCCATAACCCAGTCACACGAAGGAGACACTAATGACCACAGCAACCCCCGCCCGCGCGCGCCTCACCGACCCGGCTACCAGCTGGGACGCGGCCCTCACCGTCAACGCCACGCAGTCGTGGCTTCGCTTCGCGGAACTCAGGACCATCGAGAAGGACGAGTGGATCAGCGAAGAGCTCACCGACGAAGCATTCTTCACTGCCCTCACCCCATCTCGCGCTCGAACCATCGTGTCCGACTGGAAGAAGAAGGGCTACGTCGAGGCCCTGCCCAAGCGCGCCAAGACCTCCACGGGGCGCACCGCCCAGCTCCACCGCCTCACCACGCAGGGGCGCGAACTTGTCGCAGTTCTGCGCGACATCAACCGAAAGGCCAATCAGTGACAGAAGAAGACCCATCCCCACCAGTGGCGGAAACACTCGCCCGCCTACAGCTCACACTTAAAGCGCGCCAGACCAGCATCGCCCATGCTCTCATCACAAGGGCGCGCATCAACGCCCGAAACTACCCGTCGGAGGCGACACTGCCTCCACGAATCTCACGCAAGAAAGGCAAAGCTCAACATGGCAGCGAAGAAGGAAGTTAAAGTCCTCCGCAAGTCGAAGAAGTGGGACGACCTCGCCCCGCGCATCATGGCTTACGCGAAGCTCCTGAAGGACAGGGTGAAGAACGCCGAAGGCCCCGTCAAGACGTACATCCTTGACAACCTGGACGAGCGCTTCCCCGCAGTCGCCCAGAAGGGCGGCTACAAGATCGACGCGGATGTCCACGGCGACTCTGGCACGCTCTCCTACCGCAAGCCCTCCCGCAAACCAGGAACCGGCCTCAAGATCGTGGATGCCCTCGCATTCATGGCTTGGTGCGAGGAAAACGGTATCGAGCACAACGCCCAGCCGACCGTCACGTTCCCCGAAGAGTTCGTGACCCAGGAGAACCTAGCCAAGCTCATCGAACAGGCTGGCGGCGTGATGCCTGACGGCATGGACGACGACACCACACTCAACGCAGCCACCCTCACAGTTCGCATGAGCGAAGAACAGGCCAAGCACCTCGTGGACGACAAGCTCACCGTCCGCAAGCTCCTCGAAATGCTGGAACTCAAAGAAGACCTCGCCTGACCCAGCCCCCCCTACATGTAGCGAAAGGTTACCTACATGACCCCCAAGACCAGCGACTCGCAGCCTGTCGCCAAGAAGGCTACATCCAAGACCCGCACCACCAAGGCCACCGAAAAGGCCGAAGAAACCCCCGTCATCTCGCTTGAAGTGCCCGGCTACAAGGCGCTCAGTGAGGAGGAAATGCGCCGCGACATGGCCGAAGCGGCTATCTACGCTCAGGCTGGCGCGCTCGTCCCCTCGCAGATGCGAGGCAATGCTGGCGATATGTACATCCTCATGCAGATCGCTAAGCATCTGAATGTCCCGGTCATCTCGGTTCTGCGTGGCTTCTCGTTCATCGGCGACAAGGACGTGAAGCCGACCATGACCGCACAGTTCATGGCTGGACTCGTCCGCAACGCAGGCCACACGCTGCGCGAGCAGTGGGACGCGGAAACCAGCACGGCCACCGCCGTCATCATCCGCAAGGACGACCCCCAGTTCGAGCATGTCGCCGTCTGGGATGAAGAGAAGGCCCGCGTCGCTGGCCTGTGGGAGTCAACCCCCACGTGGGTCCAGTACCCGAAGGCCATGCTCATGGCGCGCGCCACGAGCGAAGTGTGCCGCCAGGCCGTCTCCGAAGTCCTCATGGGGTTCAGCTACGTTCCCGAGGAGTTCCAGAGCCAGGAATCGGCCTCGCGCGTCCTGGACATGCGCGAGCAGGTGAAGCACGACATGGACCGCCTGCACCTGTCGAACGAGAAGACCGCAGACCTCCTCGACGGCATTGCCCTCCCCGGCATCCCCGTCGCCCTCATGACTCCGCGCGAGCTGGAGGAAGTCAACGCCCGTATCGGCATGATCGAGTACGAGCGCGACAAGGACAAGATCGACAACGTGCGCGAGCGCATCCAGAAGGGCCTCGACCTCCTGCACCTGACCGAAGGCGCGTTCGCTGAAATCGTGCGCCGCAACGTGCGCCCCGGCAGGGGATACGACACGATGAACCTGCGCGAGGCCGAGCAGGTGCTCGACGTGCTCATCCGCCAGGCGAAAAAGTCGGGTAACCGCTCTGGTCAGCGCCAGCCTTCCCAGCAGGCTCCGGCCCAGCAGCCCATGCAGCAGCAGGCCCCCGCCCAGAGCGCCCAGCAGCCCCGCCCGCAGGCACAGCAGGGATACACCCAGTACATGCCCGCGCAACCCCAGGAAGCCCCCCAGCAGCGCCCAGAACCGGCCCCACAGCTCCAGCAGACCCCCGCGCCCACACAGGAGTCCTACGGCCTCTACGACGAGTCTCAGCGCCCCGAGCAGTACCCGCCGCTCGGCTCCCAGAAGCAGCAGGGCGCATCTGGCATCATGGCCATGATCCAGCGCGCCATGCAGACCCAGGGTGTCTCTATGGACGAACTGCCCATCGTCCTCAACTACATCTTCGGAGAGCGTAAAGTCAGCGTGGATGAGCTGACCATGAACGACATGACCACCGTCCTCGCTGGCATCGAGCGCTACGCAGCAGAAGCCGGAGCAGTCGCAGAACCGGAACCCACCGCTGAACTCCCCCTCAACGATGACGCGCCCGCCGATATGGACGACCTGGAAGCGTCCTACAGTGCGCAGGGAGGCGAGGTGAACGACGATGACTCTGAGACGTGGAACGAAGGCTGGCCAGAAACGGCGAAGCCCGGCGGCGGCGCGAACTAGCACTGGCCCGAGCCAGCAAACCCGTGAAGTCATCTACGGGCGCGACATGTGGCGGTGCGCCCGATGCGGCAAGGACATCACCTACGTCCAATCCAGCATCCAGCACCGCAAAGCCCGCGGCATGGGCGGCACGAACGACCCGTCGATCAACAGCCCCGCCAACCTCATCGTCCTATGCGGGTCCGGCACCACGGGATGCCACGGCCACGTCGAAGTGAACAGGCGCGAAGCCCGCGAACACGGGTGGGCGGTCTCCCAATACGCAGACCCCCACGACGTGCCTGTCCAGTACAAGGACGGCCTGTTCATCCTCGACGACACCGGCCACCGAATCCCCACCAAATAACCCAACCATCTCACCACCTGAAAGGGGTGAACTCATGTCCAAGCGAATCTACATCGCTCTCCCCATCGGCTACTCGCGCGAAACCGCTTACGCAGCCGAAGACGCTCTCACTCTCCTCGGCTACGAGCCCGCCAACCCTGCTGACAACAACGGTGACGACCGAGCCAACCTGCGTATGTTGACCCAGTGTGACGGTGTACTCCTCGCCCCCAACTGGGAAACCAACCCCATGAGCGCGCTCGCCACCACGGTCGCCCAGCACCTCAACATCCCAGTGGGCACATACGACCACTGGGCTACTCGCCCCGCCACAGGGGGACAGCGATGAGCCTCAACGACCAGGACAACGGAGCGCTCAGCTCTCTCGTCATGCCCGAAGCGTGGACCGAGAGGGGCGCGTGCGCGCGAGCCCTCAACCCTGACGCTTGGTTCCCCGAGCGCGGAATCAGCGACAACCGCGAAACCACCCTCGCCCTGAGAGTGTGCGCCGACTGCCCCGTCAAGGATCTGTGCCTCAAGGAAGCGCTCGCCCAGGGCCCCTCCTGCGAGGGAATCTGGGGCGGCACCACGCACGCCGAGCGTCGCAAGATGATCCGCATGGGCTGCAAGACCATCGAGGAGTACAAGGCCCTCACTGAGCCGAAGACCGAGGAACCCGCCCAGACCTCCGCACAACCCAAGCAGGACACTCCCGCCGTCGAACCTGCCGCCCCCGTGAAGGACAAGACCACAACCTTCCCCGACATCCTATCGGAGGTGATGCAACTGCCTGGGAACTACACAATCGGAAGCCTGTTCTCGGGCTATTAACGGTGGCCTCGATCTCGGCGTACAACTCGCCCTCGGCCCCGCACGCCTCGCCTGGGTGAGCGACATCGAACCCGGCCCCCAAGCCATCCTCGCCCACCACCACCCCGACGTGCCCAACCTCGGGGACATCACGCGAATCGACTGGACGAAGGTCGAACCCGTAGACGTAATCTGCGGCGGCTCACCCTGCACCGACCTCTCACTCGCCGGCGCTCGAGCTGGCATGACCAAGGACACCCGCTCAGGCCTATGGGAGTCCATGTTCCACGCAATCACCGCCATCCACCCCAGGCTAGTCGTCTGGGAAAACGTGCAAGGAGCACTCAGTGCATCAGCTTTTAGCCTCATGGAACCCGAACAGGGACATATGGGAGGACGGACAACCGGACCTGTTCTCCGAGCACTCGGGCGTGTACTCGGAGACCTTGCCTCCATCGGGTATGACGCGACGTGGACAGTTGTTCAGGCTTCCGACGTTGGAGCGCCCCACAAGCGGGCCCGAGTCTTCATTGTTGCTCACCCCCACGGCCAACCTTGGCTCGAACGGTGGGAGCCAGCCACCCGAGAAACGCCGGGAGGGCGGTCATGGTCCGACATTAGCGGACGTGATCGAACACCTCGAACCCTGATCCCCACCCCAACCGCATCAGACTGGAAAGGCGGCTACCACCAGGAAGGGAAGGGAATGAGCCTGTCTCAGGCAACCAAGCTCCTCCCCACGCCCGTCGCCCAGGCCCCAGGGAACACCGCCGAAGCCCACCTGCGGAAGAAGCCGGGCCGCACACAAGTCACCGACTTGGGCATCATTGCCCGCGAAGGACTCTTCATGACAGGAGGGAACCTCCTGCCCACCCCGCAGGCCACCAACGCCACCTACTCATCCAACGGCTACGGCCCCAACCTCCACGAAACCGCAGGAACACTACGCGACAGTTTCGGCCCCTACGCGCCAGCCGTCGCCCACTGGGAAACCATCACCGGACGCACAGCCCCAGCCCCGACAGAACCACCCCTACGCGAGGGCGGCAAACCGCGTCTGTCTGTCCGCTTCGTCGAATGGCTCATGGGACTACCCGACGGTCACGTCACGGGCGTAGGCCTCTCACGCGAGAAAACCCTACGCGCCCTCGGCAACGGGGTCGTCCCCCTGCAAGCAGCCGAAGGCATCCTGCGAGCCCTCCAACAAGAACGCCAAGCCGCCCTCGAGGAAGGCTGGCCCGAATACGCTCAAAGAACAGGAACACTATGAACACGATCCGCAGCACACGCCCACGCAGCCGCGGCCGCATCACGTGCGACATGTGCGGCACACGGATCCCCCGGAACGTCCAGTACTCACGCACGGAAACCGCCGACATGGGCACCATCGTCACAGTTCGCGTGTGCGATCACTGCGCCACGTGCATCAACTTGTGCGCACGAGATACGGATTGGCAGTTCGGTGATGACGGCTTCACGGCTGACGATCTTCGTGAATGGGCGCTCAATAGCAACGCCATAGAAGCCACCCAGTACCTCGCTCGAACCGAGCAAACACTTCCCTGAAAGGACCAGTTTCATGAAGAGCCAGGCATTCATCACTACACGCAATCACGAAGCTGACGCAGCCCACCTCAACGCTCAAGGCCTCCACGTCACCGTCGAAGCAGACCCAGACGGAACACCGTTCCTCGCGCTCACAGTGCCGAACGGACACCTGCCTGGACGCCTGCACTACTTGAATCCGGGCGATGCGATCATCTGGACCCCCGGCTACTTGCCGATCCCCGTCACTGTCGTGCCAGAACCCCTCGTGACAGCACTCACGGCACACATCTCCTCACTCATCTCAGCAGCAACCAAGAAACAGCGCCGATGAACGCCGAAGACATCCTCAACGCCCTACGCCACCACTACCCAACAGCAGCGTTCGTCCCAGAGCTCACCATCAACGACGAGCAATCCCTCACGGACTACTACGAACAAGGCGAGCATGAGGCATTCACTCGCCGCATCGACGCGCTCATGTTCGACAAGCGCATCCGCACAGCCATCGAGATCAAGGTAGACCGAGCCGACGCGAAGAGGGAAACCCTCGCCAAAGTCCGCGCCTGGCGACAGGTCACACACAGGTTCCTCTACGCCACCCCAGCAGGACTCATCGACAACCCTCCCATCATGAGCGGATCAATCGGCCTCCTCTGGATACACCCAGATGGGCGTATCGAGTGGCGCAAGAAGTGCCGCCTCAATCCCTCCCCAGAACCACTCCCCCTCATCGTCCAAGAACGCATCGCACACCGAGCCAGCCGCTACGCCCTCGTCCCCAAGGAACTATGCCCATGACCTTCAACCCGCGAATCACACAAGCCCTACGCCCAGCCGAAGATGGGACCATGAAGCGCAAGAAGAAGCTCCGCTGGGGCAAGACCAGCTGGTGCGTGAAGCCTCCCCGCAAGATCCGGTACCACACCAAGCTCGACGCGAAACTTGCCCTTGCCTCCACGCAGCGCTCGCGTAACCCGCGACGCGAAGAGCGCCGCTACTACAAGTGTCCAGCGTGCAAGGGCTGGCACCTCACCTCACACTGACTACCGCACGGTAATAAACCGTAGCGAGTTGAGTGCTTGGGTCTCGTTCTTCACGGGGGCTAGACCCGAGCGAAGCGAGCCGCATAGCGCATAACACTTACCCAAAAGGGTTGATATATGACCAAAAGGTGCGCTTTGGGGGACATGTTTCTACGTTCTGGTTTAGGTTCGCGCGCTACGGTGCTCCATTTGGCACGAGGTAAGCGCAAAAACCTTGTGACCCACTTAACCAATCATGGGGATAATGTGCCCCCAAAACAGTGGTACCGTTGCCACAACAAACCATCCATGCAGACACACAGAAAGGAACGTCACCATGGAACAGAACCAGATCCTCGGATACCTCGGGGGCCTTTTTCAAAAGAACGCGCCGATCACCGACGAGGTGTTCAGCGCGCTCAAGGAGTGCCTGAAGCCCCGCAACCTCGATACAAATGACTATGTGTCCGGCGAGACGGTGCGCATCCGCGCCGCCATCGACTCCCTCGGCTTCCGCCACGGCAAGAACCTCAACGCTTACGTCGAATACCAGGAGAACGAGGGAGAAGCACCCTTCGTCTTCCTCACCATCGAGTCCGAAGACGGCCACTTCTCCTCTCGGCATTCCAAGCTGACCTTCAAGATCAACGAGACCGGCTACGCGAACGCCATCCTCGAGTGCTCCAGCCGCAATGGTGAGGACTGGTACGCCTACGAGATCCCCACCATGCTCGGCGTGGGCGCAGCGTACTACGCGCTCCTCGCATGGGAGGCCTACAAGGGAATCGAGGCAGGCCGTCTCGAAGCAGTCGTACCCGAGGATGACTGGAGTAGCTACCTCGAAGACTATCCCGAGGTTGAACACGATGAGCGCACAGAGGAAGAATGCCTCACCTCGGCGCTCATACTCCTGGCCCAGAACGCCGAAGAAGCCAGCGACGACGATGACGAAGAGGGTGACGAGTGAACGCCACCTACTTGCCCCCGACCGACAAGGCAACGACGCTCGCCTCCCTGCTCCAGGTCCACTTGGACCAGGCAGAGCGCATCACCGACCCCCTCACCCACTTGGAGAACATTTCCATGGGTGACCTGCGAGTCATCGACCGCCGCAACGGTCGCGCTTACCTGCGTGACGGCTCCACCATCACTGCTCGCAAGAAGAGCAAGACTAGCGAGTGGGTCGTCGAAACGCGAGGCCCCATCCAGAAGAAAGGGGCATTCCTCCAATGAGCTACAACCAGTGGATCTCAGACGTAACGTTCGAGGCAGGAGACCTATCCAAGGCAACCTTCACCCCAGCAGACGAGGAGATGTTCGAGCAGTGGCTCCTCAACTACATCGCCACCCACGATGAGACATGCCAGAAGGGCTACAGGTACGACATTTACTTCATGTTCGCCTGGCACTTCACCTACGGTCCCGATGGGCGACTCACAGACCTGTCAGTCGATTTCCCATGGGATGACGATTACGTCCCCCACTTCTTCGTCACCGAGCTGGAGGGAACCAGCCTGTTCTTCCGCGAGCGCGGCGTGCGCTTCAAGCTGGTCTTCAACAAGGCTGGCGAAGAGGAAGATGACCGCTGGCAGATCACCACCACCCACGGCGGCGTGTGGGCGGCTCGCGGGAGGCTTGTCTACGGCAAGCGTGAGCGCATTGCCTAAGTCAATCACGGTGTGGGTGCCGGGTAAGCCTGAGACCCAGGGCTCTACCCGGTGCTTCACGCCTCAAGGGTCACGCAAGCCGGTCATCGTTCACGACAACCCCCGGCTCGGAGCGTGGCGCACCGCCGTCACCTTCCTCGTCAAACACGCCGCCCACAAGGCCCGCTGGGACACACCCCTGGACGAGCCAGTCGAGGTGGTTGCTAAGTTCTACCTCCAACCTCCTAAACGACCACAGTTTGAACTCCCCGCCGTCAAACCTGACCTCGATAAGCTCCAACGAGCCATCGGGGACGCTCTCGGAAACGGGATACTCCGGGACGACAGTCGCATCGTCCACTGGAACGTGTGGAAGCACTACGGCACAGAACAGGGCGTGAAACTTACACTCACCAGACTCACCCAGGAAGAAGTCACCAGACTCGCTCAGGAAGGAGAAGATGACCAATGATGAAGGTAGCGAAAACGACACTGCGTAGCGTCCTGTGCGCCGCTCTGTTCACCCTCGGAACAGTCTCCACGTTCGCGTGGCTCATCGGCTTCGGCAGCGGCCTCGCAGCCTTGTGCGCAGCACTGCTATATCCCTCCCTCGTCGTCGATGCGGCACTCCCGCTCCTTGGAGCTGGGGCCGTCAGCTTCGCCGCTAGGGGCATCTCCATCTTCGGCTTGCGCCTCATGACCCCGAACGACAAACGTCAACCCCTCCGAACCGACCTCATCGGATGGATCGGCTTCGTCGATGACGAGACTCTGCGTATGACGCTAGATGCAGGAAAGGAAGTGCCAAATGGGTACGCGAAGACCACCAACTGACCAGCCGCGCCCCTGCCAGCTCAGGCGAACCCCCGAAGCCATGCAGGTCACCAGCGACAACCTGCGCCAGGTAGCCCGATGGTGCCACGGCGCTCTACAAACCGAGGGCGGCAAGATCGCCCTCATTGAAGTCACAAACATCATCACCTCACACACAACCACCGCCCACGTCGGCGACTACATCGTGCGCCGATACCGCGGCAACCGATCCATCTTCACCGCCATTCCGCAAGATGAGTTCGAGCAGGAATGGACACTCCGACCCAAGAAGGAACCCCAAAAATGAGCAACGAACTACGAATCACCGGAAACCTCACCCGCGACCCCGAACTGCGTTACACGCAATCAGGCAAGCCCGTCGCATCATTCACCGTCGCCGACAACCGACGAGTCCGCGACCAGTCCGGCAACTGGGTAGACGGCAACACCCTGTTCATGCAGTGTGCAGCATGGGAAGAGCTCGGCGAGAACGTCGCCGAATCCCTGCGCAAGGGCATGACCGTGACCGTCACCGGCAGGCTCGAAGCCAAGGAGTACGAGTCGAACGGTGTGAAGGTCCGCGGCTTCGAACTCATCGCCTCCGACGTTAGCGTCTCCCTGCGCCGCCAGCAGGCCACCGTCAAGAAGGTCGCTCCTTCCTCCAACAACCAGGGTAACGGCTACAACGGCTACAACCCCAACACTCAGTTCACGACAGATCCCTACGCAACAGGGGCACCCTTCTAAACCCAGACAGGACACAACAATGGCCAGCGCCTCCCACATGTTTCCGTTCATGCTCACTCTCCCTGACGGAACCCTCCACGATACAGTCCGCATCTACGCGGAAACCCTCGAGGCCGTCGCCGAATGGTGCGGCGGGGAAGTGGGAGGCGCTGCCATCCCCGGCAAAGGCACTGTCGCTGGCATCCTCTACCCCACAGGTAAAGGCCATGATGCGTTCGCGCCCGTCGGCTCCTACCTCCTACGCGGATCCGTCACCATGCGCCACATGAGCGCCGACGAGTTCAACGAGATCTACACCAGCCTGTAGCTCATGCCCACCCCCACTGCGCAGCAGATCATCGCCGCAGCACGCCGCAACGCAGCCAATCTCCCATCCGAGCAAGCCGCCGCACGCGCACTCCGCAACGAGGCACGCAAAGCCGCACGCCAGGCCCGCGAAGCCGCCAAACCAGTACGCGCCGCACGAGAACTCCCACCCATCGACGGCGTGCACTGGGCAAAGCGGCGATACGGCTCCAACTGGCTCTACCCAGCAGTCCAACTCACCAGCCCCCACGTCGCACGCCTCATCACCCAATGGGCACCACGCACCACCCGCTACATCGAAACCCCCTCCATGTGGGGCCTGTACGTGTGGAACAGCAGACGTGGACCTGAACCCGTTCTCGCACAAGAAGGCTGGTACATTGTGCGCACAAAGTATGGGCTACGAGTAATGCAACCAGCCGTTTTCCAGCAGCTTTACGAACCCTTCGCGCCACAAAACAAGTAATACTCACCTAGCGGTAGGCAATACCTGAAACCGCAACGAAATAAAGGTGGCAACAACCACATTACGCGCATTAAAGAGATGTTTTTAGTTGCAAAACAACCACTTTCACAACCACCACAAACTAATACGCCAACAAAAACCAGAAAATACGCTTGAAAAATATTCAGCGTACATATAGGCTTTCCACGAAAGCACGGAGCGAGGGAGTATCCACTTCCTCCATCAACACAGAAGGAGGCACTTTGCCTACTAAGACCATCAAGCGCTCGGCCCTCACGAAGGCCGTCACGCTCTTCGCCCTCGTGGGCATGGGTGTTATCGCCCACCCCGCAACGGCGACGTTCGCAGCGCCCGAGAGCGCGACCGATGACGCGCCCGCCGCCACCGCCGACAACGGCAATAGGATCATCTCCTCCGAGCAGGGAGTGTCCACTGCAACTGGCGGCATCAAGGTCACCGGCACCACGGTTAACGGCAACTACGGAGACAAGTTCTCCGTAAACGCGACCCTGAACATCAAGGTCACCTATGAGGGTGACAAGGTCGAGAAGGGCGCAACCTTCTCTGTTGGCCTGGGCGATGGCCTACAGGTCCCGAACGGGTTCAACTCGGTTGATCTTAAGGCGACTGCGCTCGACGGCTCCGAGAAGACCATCGGTAAGTGCACTGCATCCGGTGGTGTATTCGCCTGCACCGTCACCGAGGATGTAGCCGAAGTCCTCGGCGGCAACGGTTCCATCAAGAATGGATTCGTCCGTCTTGAGGCCACGCTGACCAAGGATAGTGTCGGCAAGACGACCACCGACGTGGTTGTTGACGGCACCAAGCACACGATCTCTCTGGGTAAGGGGGTTGTCGGCGAACCCGTCACCCCTGGCGACAGCAAGGACTGCTACTCGACAGGTAAGAGCCCGGAAGGCCGGTACCAGTTCTGGTGCTGGATCCAGGCTCAGGGAAACCCCGGCGACACGATTACTATCGTTGAGGGTCGAGATGATGCCGTCTACAAGACGGGCGTTTCTACCACTCCGACGGAGCACGGCGACTGGGCTAACCCTTCTGCTAAGCCCAAGTCGAAGCGTGACGGCAAGACCATTACGTTCGTTGTCCCTGATGGTACCGGCACTCAGGAAAACCGCGTTGGCATCATGGTTACCACGTCTGAAAAGACGATGACCAATACTGCCACCATCAACGGTAAGGAAGTTTCTTCCACTGTTACATGGCGCGCAAAGGGCTCCTCTGGGGCCGAGACAGACGAGGACGCGAAGCCGGTCGAGCCTGCGCCTACGCCAGACCCGACTCCTGCTCCCGATCCGAAGCCCACGCCTGAGCCTACGCCTGAGCCGTCCGAGCCTCCGGCTCCCACGCCCGAGCCCTCGGAGCCTCCGGCCCCCACCCCGGAGCCTTCCACGCCTCCGGCCACCCCCGACCCTGAGCCGCCCGCTCCGACACCGGACCCCACCCCGGAGGCACCGAAGCCGGACCCGAAGCCTGAGCCCACCCCGGAGCCCTCGGAGCCCCCGGCCCCCACGCCTGCTCCGACACCGGATGCTCCTAAGCCGGATCCGAAGCCCACGCCCGAGCAGCCCACCCCGGACCCGAAGCCGGAACCCTCTACTCCTCCGGTCACTCCCGACCCGAAGCCCAGCGTCCCGTCCGTGACTCCGGACCCGAAGCCCTCGGAGCCCCCGGTTACGCCTGAGCCCTCCACGCCTCCGGCTCCCACACCTGAGCCGAAGCCGACAACCCCTGTCACCCCCAACACGCCCAGCACCCCGGACACCCCTCCGGTGACCCCCAAGGCCCCCACGCCTTCCACTCCCGCCAGTAATGGCAGTGGCACGCTGGCTAAGACGGGTGCCAACGCTGGCCTGATCGCTGGCGCTGGCGCGCTCGCCGTCGTCGGTAGCGCGCTCCTGGTGGCCCGCCGCCGCCAGAACAAGAACTGACCCCAGTCAGCAAATAGGGAGGCCCCAGAGATGCAATACTCTCCGGGGCCTCCCCCTTTTTGCAAAACCGTGGTTTTGCCCGGCCTTGCAACGCTTTTAATGTTGCCGCAGTAATGCGCGTAATGCTACAGTAGGGCATTAAGGAACAATTCATCAGAAAGGAGCAACAAATGCTCAAGAAATACCAGGTCACCAAGATGATTGACGACCTCGACGGCTCTGAAGCCACCCGCACCATCAGGTTCAGCATCGACGGCGCACGCTACACCATCGACCTGTCCGACGAGAACGCAGACAAGTTCCGTGAGGCGTTCGCACCCTACATCGCCAACGGTCGGCGCGTGACCTCACGGAAGTCGTCACGCAGGTCCAGCAGCGCCAGTACGGGGCGCGCTCAGCGTCAGAAGACGGCAGAGATCCGCGCCTGGGCCATCGAGAAGGGCTACACGTCATCCACGCGAGGCCGACTCGGCCCGACCATCATTGAAGCCTACGAGGCCGCGCACCAGAACGCGGACGCTCAGTAGTCAAAAGCCGCACAGGAAGGAACCCCGATCATGGCTTCACGCAAGGACATGCCCGCCATCGCATTCATCGACATGCATGGCGAGGTAGACCTACGCACCCTCCCGGTGGGGACGCGGATCGTCACCACAGGCATCACCAAGTTCCGCCATTACGTGAAGGAAAACCACACGCGGTACGTGAAAGAAAAAAATTGCATATGGTACGGATCTGGCGCATGTCGGCAGAGCGACCACTCCCTCGCAGAAGACCTCAACGAGCAGGCGCGCGCAGGCCGTCGAATCAGCATCGAGTACATCCCCGTCTACCCCGTCTGCTGACAAGAAAGAAAAAAGACCGTGTACAATCCTAGTCTTCTTACAGATATTGCCCTCAAGAACGGCGCAAAGATCAAGCGCAGCGCAGATGAGATCGGTGATGCCGTTTTGGCGTCCCCCCAGGCGAAGGTCGCAGAGTTCGACGAACCTGACTACATCCACTTCGAGGTGGAAGAGGGGAGCGATGACATCAACGTGACTTTCGGTGCGCGCGTTTCTGCCCCTGTTAGCGTGTACCTTAGTGACACGCCACTTCCCGATGAGGAATCCTGGGTCAGGCTCATGTGCGAAGCAGCATGGGATACCACTTCAATGCGCATCAAAGAGGGGTCCCTTCACATCGATGACGACAAGTTCAACTCCAACGAGGCTGTGGCCGCAAACAGCGAGAGACTGACGAAAGAAATCGAGCGGCAGGCTCAGGAGGAGATCGTATTTGATCGCTACCAGGTAGCAGAGCGCCTGAGTGGCAGTCTCCCCCGCGGCGAGATCGTGTCCCTTTCCTACCCGTATGACGACAGTGGAGAACCCGGCGGCGGTTACTTCATGGACTACCTCCATGGCGTTCGTCTAGGCCTTGTGGAAAGGCCTGAGCCGTGGGTGCAGGCCCTTGTTGACGATCTGCGCACTCAGTGCCGTGCACTGTTCGACGGCGAGGAAACGTACTGCGACCCGACCAACTCGGAAGCCGGGGACGGCTCTTTCCCCAACGACCTGTACCCCATCCGCATCAGGATCCACAACATCCTGCGCGCCGGCATCCGTGGTGACGGCGAATGGGCGGCGTATGCTCCGCTGATCCGCGCAGTCACCCCCGAGACCGTGCGCAAGCTGTACAGGCTCCCAGAAGAACTCCCGCTGCTGAAGGTGGACGAACTGCCGGTCTCCGCCGAAGACACGAAGACCCTAGGAGAACTACTCTCCGCCATGGAGCTGATCGGAGTGTCTACGCCCGACCAGGGAAAGCTGGTTGAGCACTACCAGCGTTTGCGGAAGCTACACGAAGGCTTCACGCACTACGCCGACCTCTGGGAACGTCTTGCAGGAGGGGACGCAGGGGAGGATGTGGTTACGCGCATCGCCGACTACAACGAGCAAGTCAGCTCCGTCGAAGACTGCTCCAACGCCATCGCGGACGCGCTCAGAGCCGTGGAGCACACCCTTAAGGTCAACGGAGTCATCCGTTACCTGTACCAGGCTCAGGAGAATCGCGGCAAAGTCAAGCCCCTGCAAGACCTGGACTGCCTCGCGCTAGGCGCATACGTTCAGGACTCGCCCGACGTAGACCAATTGGAGGCGCGATATGACGGCGTGACTCTCATGGAGAAGATACAACAGGGCGATAAGCCTCTCCAAGAACTGAACTCCTTCTTCTTCTACGAATGCGAGTTCGCGCAGAAAGAAGAGGAGAAAGGAAACGTCGCGCGCGTGTACAGCGACAACGCCGACTTCCTCGCGCACTATTTCCCGTTCCCGTCTATCGCGTGTATCCGCGCTGCCCAACCACCGCATTACTGGGGTGGCAACATGAGCAACACGAAATTGGCCGCATTGACCATCAGCGTGCTCACGCATAGCCGGAAGCCGTGGGCAAAGGAGCCGCATCGTGCGCTGATGGAGGCTTTCGTGGCTGCTGGAGCGTATGACATGGCATACGCAGATGCTCACTCTGACAGGAGTTCTCTTGCCAGTGACGACCTGTCAGCAATTGAGCCTCACTGTAGGGTGATGGATCCACTGCTCGAGGCGAGCAAAACGCTGTACGAGGATCTGCACAGGACGTACTTGCTGCCTCATCGCGACGAGGACACCGTATTTGAGGTCGCTCAACTGTTCGTTGACGACATCAACTCCATCTTGCCGATGCTTGATGACCTGCACGGCCTGAATAGGCAGTGGCTTGCAGTCAAAAACTACCTGTTCAGCAGTGGAAGCTCACTTGATGAGGACTACCAGCAAGATCAAGAACAGCGCGTCCCAATCGTAGAGCTGCTGATGGAGAAGCTGTCTCTCACAGACACGGATCTGGAGCGTGTTGGTCTGAGTCGTCAGCTTCTTCTCGGAGAGGGTAAGCCTCTTTCTAGGTTCCTAGTGGAGAATAGGCTCCTCAATGAGAGGCGCTTCAGTGGGGACAACGAGCCACATGGATATTATCAGTTCATACTGCCGGATGACTGGAGCTTTATTCTCGGGAAACCCGATCGCCGCGACATTGATAGGACCCTATATAAGGTCGAAGTTCCCATGTCTCAGCTTGGGAAGCAGTGTGGTGGGATGCAGGAGGCCGTAGTAGCTGAGCTCATTCGAGCGTTCCACTACTCGGGTTCTTCGCGACGTGATGTTGTCTTCACAAAGGAAGAGTCTGAGAAGATCCTTGACTACGTACAAACCGGAGACGTTGACGCTTCTCGCGCCGTACTCGCTTCTGTTCATGACCCTGAGTCTTATTGGGATACGTTTAAAGCAGTTGCCGACAAAGTGTGGAAGCCTAGTCCCATAGCTAAGGTGGCGGATCAGGAAGCCTTCAATAGGGGCTCGAACATGAGACTGGACTACGACTGCCATATCATCCTTAACCGCATGATCGCATTTGATGTGGATGACACGAAAGCAGCAGATGAGCGCGCGCGCTTGGCGAGAGAAATCAGATCGCGCTGGACACCTAACGCCTACTACCACAACTGCGTTGACAGAAACAATCTGGTTATTGCGGTTGGTGGCACAAGTAAGGGCGACACGAGCGTGTGGAATGGGGAAGTAATTCCGCACTTCCGAGGAACAATAGGCGACTTTCTCAACGCTGACGAGCAAGGCTACGTGAAGATCTCCACACGTGAAGGAGCAGCGTTCTGCGGAGGCGATCCTCGGACACAATGCACGTATTGGCAGTTGAATGGCCGTTTCCAATACGAATTCGTGCGTAGCTACATGAGATAGTCGGAAGAACGCCGAATGATCGTGCCCGCACGAAGGGGAGGGGTCTACTTTCGGGTAGACCCCTCCCCTTTGCTGTGTGCGGGGCTTAGTTCAGCTCACTGTAGTGTCACTGCCGTCAGTCGGCGAGAAGGTGGTAGATGAGTGAAGGGCACGTGTAGGGTGTGGCCCCGAATCGCCCCTCGAGGTAGTTCTTGGTGATGTTGCTTCCCGACTGTAGGCCGGTGAAGTCGGAGAGCTGGTAGAGCGTGGTGGCCTGGGCGGCGTTCTTCTCTGTGAACCAGATGCGCTCACGGTTATGGATGGGGCCGCGGCCAATGTCCATGAGTGCGATGTCGTTGGTCGTGAAGATGAGCTGGGCTCCTGTCTGGTTGACGGTGAAGGCGGTGAACCAGTTGATGATGATGCGACCAAGCTCCGTGTGGAGGGAGGCAGTCAGGTCGTCTACGACAAGCACCTGCCCGCTGGTGAGCGCGTCAACGGCTGCGGCGGCGAGCGCCAGCCACATGATGCTCCCCGAAGATGCTGATAGTGCCGTGTGGGGGGCTGTGTGCTCCCCGTAACGGAACTCGAGAAGGTGGGGGAGAGCCCGCGCAAGGGAGGTTTCCGCAGCCTCTCTGTCTGCGAGCGTGTGGTGTGTGGAGTGTGCTGGCCGCTGGGGGGTGCGCAGCTCGATGCTCGTAGTGCCAAGGTCTGCGACCTGAGCGAGCGTACTTAGGGCCGTCGTGTCGAGGCGGCGCGACAGAAGATGCTTGGCAATGTGCAGGTATGCGTCCTCCATCGAGGGAGCGCCGACACGGAAGACCTTGACCCCGGTTGTGAGCGCGTCGCGGACGGGTTTCACCTGCGGGTCGCCCATGAGGGACGCTCGAGTGAGAACCAGTTCGTTCATGTTGACGTGGGGGAGGCCTTTCAGGCCGGTCACAGCCCCGTGCGTATCGCGCGAGTAGATGGTGTTCCACCGCTTGCGGGCGACGCGCAGGTGCTCCCCTGCAACGCCGTCTGCGTTCCGGGACAGGCTGTACTCGTAGCGCATGTCGTCGAGGATGAACTCGACGCTGTAGCAGGTGGGCTTCGATGCGTCGTAGGGCCTGTAGGGGAGCGCGTTCGCCCCCAGAGGCAGGAGGGTAGTGATCGCACTCTTCATGTGATGGAAGGCTTCTAGGATGTTCGTTTTCCCAGAGCCATTGGGGCCGTAGATGCCTGCGAGACGGTGCAGGTATTCGCCCCACTGGGTGCCTCCTGGCGGATTGAGGGTGCGTATTGCCGATAGGGCGAGGTTGAGGGTGGCCTCATCCCTGATCGACTTGTGATTGCTAATTGTGATGTTGAGCAGTTGCATACCCACAAAGTAACACACATAGGCGCATTTATGCTATTTTTTATCACGAACGCGCCGAACAGTGCTCCAAACCGAGAAAGCGAGACCGCCATGAAGGAAGTCCAATACATCCCACTTGGGGATATTTGGCCACAAAACCTATCCAAAGAAACACAGCAGGCGATTCGACACACCGGGTATCTTGCAGACCTAAAGCCGGACCACCCAGCCTTCACACAGGATACGAACAGCTACACCATCTTCGCGCAAACGCGCCGCCGCACATGCCCAACCCCCGAGCTCCAGTACCACTGGGACAAAACCCGGCACTTCCTGGAAGGAGTCCTCCGCATGAAGAGTGTGGACATCTTCCCCGTGGCGCATTGGGCCTGGCACACCTCCCTGTGGATAAAGGGAGCAAAAGACGACTGGACGCGCCAACTGCACGAGCACAGCGGCGTGCTCGTCGCCCCCGATGACGGGACCATCGTCGGCTACACAACATGCTTGCCCGTCAACCCGGTCAGCCTCGCCTCCGGCGTACAGTGGAGCGGATCTATTCTCAGACCCGACACAAGCGAAGCCTACGGCCTCGACGCGAACCAGCCCATCTCCGTGGGAGACGGCTACTGGTTCGCACACCCTGCCATCATGTACGGCCAGCAGATCGCACACGTCCGATACGTCAACGTTGGCATGGGAGCCGTAGGTAACGTGTAGCGAATATGTGGGAGGGGGTGCCTTACGTGTTCCTGCAAACAGGGCGAGATGCTGTAGCGCAGCGGTTGTCCCTCGCGAGCGAACTAGGGCATCTCGCCATGCACGCCGCCGACAACGAGCCAGCTGGCACGCTGCGCAGGATCGAAGAGGCCAAGTCCTTCGCACGAGCGTTCATCATGCCACCCACTGCGCTTTACGCACACAGGAGCAGGTGGACATCGCGCGATGTAATCAGCGCCTCCAGCAAGTACAAAGCACCTGCGGAGGAGCTTCTTCGTCACCTGTACGCTCTCGGTGTCATCAGCCTTCACCAAAAGACTGAGGTCGCCGCCGACATCAAAGGTGATCGCCATAGCTGTCCTGTTGAAAGGTCGGAGCACCTACAGCGCGTCAGTCTCCACACGCTACGCGAAGCTGCCAGCAAGACCGGCATCAACGTCGCAACAGCATCCGAGTACCTGTGCGACCTGACCGTCCGATCCGTATAACTAATCCGCATAACCAACGGGCATGAGCGCCTAACGGCACTCTGCTCCTATAGGCACAATCGTCCAGAGAGGAACACCATGAGGACATTCTTCATCGTCCGAGGAGCGCCCGGTATCGGCAAGAGCACCTTCCTCAGCCTCTACCAGGCCCGCGGCCAAGTCGTCTCCCTCGACGGTATCCGCGACGTGTTCGCCATGCCCGTCCCCGACTGGGATGGTGTTCCTGGAAGGTCCATCTGTGGGGATGCTGAGGGGACGATCTCCCGCGTCCTCGAGTCCGCCTTGCGGTCACGCTTCGAGCAGGGCGGTGACGTGTTCTTCGACGCGACCAACCCGGAGCTGCAACAGTTCAAGCACCTCGCTGACCTGTCCCGCGCCTACGGCTACCAGGTCGCCGTCATCGACATGCAAGGCAACGCCACCGACGACATGATCCTCGCACAGAACGCGAAGCGCGCGGGCACTGTCACCTACGTACCCGAAGAAGACGTTCTCAGGATCTCAACGCGAGTCCGTGAGGGTACCCGCGAGTGCCGCCGGTACGCGGGACGTGGCATGTGGGTGTCCGCCCAGTGGGAAGAACGCGACTGTGGGCTGCACCTGGTCAACCTTGAGGCCATGCGCGAGTTCGTGCGCTCCACCATCGACGGGCACTACGTCAAGACGATCACCCCGAAAGCGGGGGAGCGCGTCGTCATTATCGGGAGCGCCTACGGCGGCGCTCAGTCACTCAGCCAGGCGCTCATGGAAGCCTGGGACGCAACCAAGGATGCGCACGCTGTGACGTGGGTGTTCCTCGGGGCTACGCTCGCATCCAGCCCGCACGTTGCCCAGGCGTGGAAGATCCTCAAGTACTTCGAGACCCAAGCCAAGCAACACGGACACACCGTCATCTTCCTTGAAGGGATCGACGAGACCTTTCTGCGGGAAACCCTCACTCGCGCCGTCAACCCCCGCGACTTCCCTGATGTTCAGCAGGCTATTGGGGCGATCACCCGCACGGGGGCGCAGAAGCGCGACCTCCTGCACCATCTGAACAGCCTCACCTGCGCGCTCACCATCCATATGCCCCGCGGCACCTACTACGTCACCACTGGCGGCACAGCAAACCAGGACCGCACGCTCACTCCCCTCGAGTGCGTCAACGGCGCGAGCGACCGTACCAGCACCTACCGCAGGAAGACCAACTACGAGGACTACGCGCAGCCCCTCAACGACGCAGCAGCCCGCGCTGACATCACGATCATCCACGGCCACAGAAACGCGCCCCACGACATGCCCCGCGTCGTCGCCGTCGAAACCGCGACCGCGCCCGGTTACGTGATCCTCTGACCGTCCACCAACACTCAAATACCACAACCGCTTTCACGACGAAAGGAACACCCATGGGACAACGAGGCGTACACGCCACAATCACTCAGGATGAGCGCACCGGCCTCATCACCGTCAACCATGTGACGGTCCAATGGAGCATACACATCGCAGAAATCATCCAGTTCGCGCTGCAACACGCGGGCAAGGATGGCTACACGCAGGACGAGTTCCTGACCCTCCTCAAGAAGACCGTCGCTGACATGGAACACATCAGCGCCTTCAATTGCTCCGACGAGGACGATGCGTACTACGACCGTCATAAGCCCATGGAGGGGTACTGCTTCGTTGCCCACAACTACGAGGATGGGAAGGAATACCGGCTCGGCATCGACAAGGGCGACGGTAGTCTCCTGACGAGCTACAAGGAGTCGGATCGCTACTCAATTCCTCGCGCGTTCGCCAAACGTAAGGCCGCTGAAAAGTTCATCAAGGAACACGGCCACGCACAGGATGCGGTGTCGTACCTGTGGGATCTGGACACTAACCATTTCACGTTCTTCACCGTCAGGGGAGGTCTCGAGGCATACGACTTCGCAACCGGCGAGACCGTCACCTGCAAGGAGATCACCTACAGTCTCGACCAGCTGCGCCACCCGAATGCATCAGTCAAATACGACGGCAGACTCTCGTCAAAACGGATCGTTCGCCTCTATGAAGGAGCGCTCCCCGCAGAACCCTCCACTGAGGAGGAGAGCGAGTCCGACATCGCCCTACGCGCCTCCCAGCGCCTCCCCCTCCAGTGGCCAGGCGGCGACGTTCCCACCCACGCCCGCGTCGCCCTCCTGAAGCGCAGCGCAGCCCAATACGCCGCCGTCGTGTGCGCCAACGGCAAGGAGTTCCCCGCGAACCTCCTGACCGTTGACCAGGCCCTTGAGGGCAAGGTCATTGACCGTAACCCCTTCGTGTACGACCCCCGCATCGAAAACGAAGCGCAGCCCGCCTACGTCGTCACCGACTTCTCCGGCAACCCGCAAAACGGGGGTGGCGAGTGGGAGTTCTCCAAGATCAGCGCCAAGACCGGGCGCGTGGACCTGGCCCGCACCTACAAGGTCACCGGCAACCTGGAAGAGAACACCCTCGACGAGCTATTCAACAAGGCCGTCCAAGGTGGAGCCCACAAGCCAGACGCATACTACGGGCGCGCACCCGAGTGGCTGGCAGACTTCATGCGTGACGTGAGCACCGGCCCGTGGACGCTTGGCGACGCTGAGTACTGGTCGAAGCGCTGCGACGTGCCCTTCGACTACGAGACGCAGATGCCCGACACCCCAGCGGGCCTACAGGAAGCGTTCGAGCAGAGCGCCCTGAAGTACGCCGACGCGATGGACACCAACCTCATTGCGTTCTCGAAGGGCACGCCCGTCAAGAAGCGCCTCGACGCGATTCAGCGACGCTGGCTCCTCGGCCTCGCTGGCCGTCCAGTCGTGCCCGACGAGATCGAACTGTCCCCCATCGCGGACGGAAAGCTCATTGAAGCCTACCTGAAGCCCTGGGACCGCTCCCTCGTCATCCCCATGGGGGATGCGCTCGACAAGCTCGTCTACCGCGCCCTAGCGGCAGCAGTCTACGACTACGCGGACAACCGCAACGCTCCGCTGACGAACCTGCGCCTCACCGCAAAGGACAGTGAGGCCATCATGTGTGCTGCGTTCTCCCCCGCGTGGTCAACAAGTAAGCGCCTCAACAACCGACAGTCCGTCATCAAGCTGAGCGACTGGATCGCAAAGCACTGACCCAAAACGAGCCTCGGCCACGAAACAAACACCGTGGCCGAGGCTCCCCTCCCGGCTAGGCAAACACCCCCGCGAACAACCAGCTAGCCGACACAGGAAAACAACGCCATTACCCACCTGTGCGAAGGACCCCTCACAGGGGAAAACCACGAAAGCCGAAAGGACAAAACCCATGCAACGCCTCATCGCCCTACTCCTCGACTCCGACAAGAACCAACAGATTCTGAGTGAGCGCATTAACGTGTATGAACGTGCGCCTCGCGGGTATCGCCGTGCTCTTGGAGCTCTCCGCTCGATGAAGGCGCGGCATCCCTGGCATATGTCCGTCTCATTGGCAAAGCGCAAAGGACCAGCTTCGAGCGAAGGATCCCCAGCCACCCTCATCGTGGCCTCTTGCAAAGGCGTGCTCAACCACCGAGGATGGGAAGCCCGCATCCCCGTCATTGAGCATGAAGGAGAGATCTTTGTTGAAGATCCTGATGGGATCGGTATGCTGCTCGCAAACTCCAGTGAATCCGGTTCTATTGGTTACCTGTACGCATATCCCATGGAGCTGCGTGCGATTCTTGGTGCAGCAGCTATTGCGATCCTTCACGTCGCCAATGATGCCTCCATGCAGAATGGAAGAACAGAGTATTTCTCTGACAGCCAGGGGTGGACATCAGTCTTCTACCCAGAGAACAAATACGAGCAGCTGGAACTTCTCACGTGGTGGTTCAGCGAGCAGAAGGAGCGCTTTCATAAGGAGGCTCAAGAGGTACGCGAGTACGTCGCATTCCGCACGTCAGAAAACGAAGAAGGCAACGGCATGGTTGTACGCGGCATCCGCAAACGAGAGCTGCACCCTGCACCTTTCGAGAATGGCGACATTAAACGCGACTACCAGAAGCGAGAGGAGCCAATCGAAGCCCTAGCTAGCATTAGCCACGAGGAAGCGATGGACCTTATCGCAGGTATCCCCATCGAGGGGTACTGGATGCACAATCCAATCCGAAAGGCGTTGACGCTCGATTGGGACTATGCGTCCACTGCTTCAGCAGTGCAACTTTCGACACCAAATAAGGAGGATGGCACAAAATATGTGCTCACTCTTGATGCGAGTGGAGAGTGGGTCCACCCCCAATTCGACAACTGTAGCGATTCTATTGACGTGACATTGCGCGTTAGATTTGATGCGCAACGTGCACTATGTGAAAGCTCTGCACTGCACACAATGCAGAACGGCAAGGAACTCGCATTTGTGCTCGATCAGCCGACCACAAATGCGTTGCTTCGAGAACTGGCAGTTAAGCGAGGCATCTCCATTGCGTGTGAGCGCAAACTTCTGGAACTTGACGAGCGGAACGGCTATGACATTCCACTGAACGAAAGACAAATCTCCTACGAGGAGTACTTGCGCATGGGGCTTGAAGGCTTCTTCAAGCTGCTAGATAACGCAGAGCTTTCAACAGAACCCCTGGAGGCACTGGACAAGGACGCTACAAAGTCCGTTACAGAAGATGCGTCTCCCACAATCCCCTACACCGAGGCTCCCGCTACCGCTACGGGTGGTAGTGACTCTTCTGAGGAGTTGGCTGAGTGGGAGCGCGAGCTTCTTGGTGATCCTGTGGATCCGCGTCGCGAGATCGCGGAAACCATCGCTAAGGTGAGCACGCATCACCCTGGGCGGAAGGCGTGGATGGTGGACGACGTTAACGAGCTCGTTGCATCCCTCAAGCCCTCCGAGTATGCCTTTGAGGAAGTCGTATCGTGGCTGCGCACCTACGTGGGACCAGGCTATCCGGTGATCTTCAAGGGCGAGGCTGCACGCTCTATCACTTGGGGCATAGTCGCGTATCTCCAGCGCCCCGAGGGCGAGGCCGGCATCTTCGACCTCCGGGAAGACAAACTCGCTGACGGGGCCAGCATCCTCACCCACGTCGGCGAAAAGGAGGCCGTGAAAGTCATGGTTACTCACGGACCCAGTTGCTACGCGCTGAGCTTCGACTGCTACAAGCGCAACAGTGATGGAACGTGGAACCTGCGCGCCGGCGCACGGCGTGAGGAGCAAGCGTTTGAGCAGTTCGTGGACGATGTACGCGCCTCGAAGGATCCGGTGTTCTACTTCGTGGCCGGTAGTGACAACAAGACGCGGAAGTCGCTCGTTGAAGGTCGTGAGCTCCTAGCGACCTCACTGACCCCGGCGGACATCCTGTACTGCGCCCGCAACCGCGGTGTTACCATGCCCGCCATGGTCGTTGAGAAGGCCCTGCCAGGCCAGAGGGGCCTCCTCGTGAGAACCAACATCACCAAGTAACGACTCCCAGCAGAGCACCCCAGAGGAATACACGCCACCTCTGGGGCGCTCGCACATGCGGGCCGTAAACTGGCTTTGTCGTAACCATCCGCCCGGCAATCCCTGCAACACTCTCCTGATAAGAGTCAACCCACACCTACTGGAAGGACCCCCTCATGGCTTCTCTCCCCCCGATCAAGTGGCCCACAGGCCGCACCCCCTCCAAGGTCGAGATCTTCGCTCACCAGCACAAGGGCGGTCGCGTCGCCCTCCACGTCGTTGAACTCGACTCTCACCTCATCTACCCGGCGTTCCTCCTGGAGGACATGACCGGCCACTGGAGCAGCGCCATAGGCTGGCGCTCCAACCCATTCCTGTGGATCAAAGGCGACGAGGGAGACACGCGCATCCTCCACTTCAAGGGCAACCCCTCAACATGGGAGGGCGTGTGGCAGACCCAGAACAAGGTCCGCGACGTGAAAGCCCTCCCTGCCTTCGCCAACACACACAACGACGGTATCGACCGCAAGAGCGACGAACCCATCACCAGCTTCACCTACGAGCAGGCCTGCCAAGATCGCGGCCCCCTCGAGGACACCAAGACCGCCGACACACTCCCCATCCCCAAGGCGTTCTACACGACATGGGGCAAGATGCGCGCCGACTACCTCGCCGAGTACGACAAGTACATCGGCATGACCCCCGCACCTGGCGGCAACGTCACGGTCGCCCACAAGGAGTTCTGGACGAAGCTCTGCCGCAAGCAGAAGGGTGGCGAGGCGATCCTCCCGTACACGCCAGCCGCTTCTCTGTCTGACGAGCGCTTCCTCCTGCTCCGCGACATGACGCTCGCAGACAAGGGCGACCTGAAAGGCCTCGTTGCCTTCAAGAAAGGCACCCCCGAGGCGAAGCGGTCAGAGTACATCGCGAAGAAGGAGTGGGGAGTCGCGGATCCCCGCACAGGTCATCTCATTGGCTTCGACCAGATCCGCGTCGAAACCAGCTTCATCGGCAAGGCGGTAACCGTTTACGTCGCTCCCTTCGACATGACGTTCATCATGCCGAACATGCCGGCCCTCGACAAGGAGATTTACCGGAACCTCGGCAAGATCGTCGAGTTCGTCAAGGCCTACGACCCGGACCTTGACGTGACCTACCCGCAGGGCGCGTACACGTCGCCGACGAGCTTCCCCCTCCAGCGCGTCTCCAGCCCCCACTGGATCGTGCTCTCACGGAACTTCAATGCCCTGACCGCGCCAGACCCCACCGCCCGCAGGTCGCGGACAATGACCCTCAGCGAATGGGCACGCGCCAACTAACCCCCACATATGGAGGGGCAGGGACACTCACACCCTGCCCCTCCGCTTCACCATCTCGAAAGGACCACGACAGGAACACCCGCCATGCTGACCAGCCCCTACCAGCAAACCAGCAACCAGCCCATCTCCGTGTACGGGCAACCCCTCGGAATGCCAGAGTTCGACGGCGAGGACTACGACAAGAAACAGAAGCGCGCCTACACGGCGTTCCTGCGGTCCCGACCCGCCAACTACCTACCCACCCTCGAAGCGCTACGCCCCCAAGGATGGGACATCCCTCGACTGTTTGAGACCGACCGATTCATCGTCACCGAGCCGTGGGACGCATCCCTCCCCGACGTTGCCGCCCCCCTGAAAGGCAGCATTGCCTTCCGGTACGACAAGCCCCTCGAGGTCATGACCTACGACGAGTACTACCAGAAGACCGGCACCCAGCCCGTCACCTGCCCGTCCGGCAGCATCCCCATCGCCTCGCAAGTCAACCTGCGCCTCTCACCCGAGCAGGCAAACAACATGCCTGACGGCTTCAAGTACGCCCAACGCGCCCCGCGGTCAGACGAATACCCTGACGGCGCATTCCTGTACTGCGTCCCTAAGACGTTCCTCGACAAGATCGTCCCCTACACGCTGATGCTGTCCCGCAAGCCCCTCGCGCGAACCGTCGAACGCTACATGTTCCCCCTATGCGGCTACAACACGTCCCTGTACCTGTCCGTCGTCCGCGAGTCCCCCTTCACCACCCGCTACCGCGACACTGCCCCCATTGCTCTGTGGGCCCAGTACAACAGCGACTTCGACAGGGCCATCACCATCCTCATCGACATGTGGGGAAACCAAGGATGGGTGCCTATGCGCGGCCAATACGCGCTCACCACTGGCGAAGACCTCGCCTACAAGCACGACCTCTACGACGACAAACTCCCGGCCCCACCAATCAACTAACAGCAAAGGACCAAAAGCTGTGGCCACACAACACAGAACCCACGCTACGATCTCCGGCGAAGACCTCTACCGTCGCGTCATCGAAGCAGCACAGAGCGGCAAACGCCTCCCCGCAGGGGCGCTCCTCGACGCAGACAACTACGCCGATTTCATCCGCGCCATGACCAACGCCAACAACATGGACGACAACACGGCGGCAGTAGTGCGCCGATACCTGGGACTGGCGCACTCGGTCCAGCTCGACCCCATTCAGGACTACGACCGCTTCTACCACCGACTCTTCAACATCCCCACACGCCCACAACCATTCAACAACCCCATCGAGACCGACGCGAAGATCCTCAGCGGCCCACACGGCCCCTACCTCTACCGGCAGCTCATCCGCCACTCGAACGAGAAAACAGCCGCCAACTTCCTACGAGACTTGTGCGCCAAGTATCCGAAGACGATGGAAGGCTCACTCCTATACGCCCAGGCTTACGGCGGTATGCCGGACACCTGGTCCGCACTGGCCATCAAGGCTGGCGGTGCCAAAGTGCGCGAGTGGACTCAGGCCCTCATTCAGGACACCACCGCAACACGCGACAACATCATTTGGACTATGAAGAAGCTCAAGGACGGCTTGTCTGACCCCAGCGTCACCGACGACGACAAGGCGGCGCTCGCGGGCGCAATCGCTGGCGCAGTCGTGAGAAAAGACGGCCCTGCCCATGTCTACAGCTGCCTACACCACTGCGGCCTGCTCGACTTCTGCCTCCACCACTTCGGCCACCGGCTCCCCCGCTGCTGGGTCCAATCTCCCATCAGTGTTGCAATGAACCAGGCTCACCCCTACGAATGGGGAGTCTGGGCAGGTTTCGCTCCTCCAGCCAGCCTCTACCTCGCAGAAGACGAAACCGGCGAGCCCAGCATCAACAGAGGCGAATACGCGCACACGTTCTTCACCGCATACAACGCTGCCCTCGCCGCCGCACGCTCAACCCCCCTCATCAAAAAGCGATGGAACTACCTAGCGATAAACAAAGCGCCAGAACACCTCATCGACATGTGGCTCAAATGCGTCACCGGACGCATCGAGGAGTGCTACGACTACTTCGACGAACACTACGTCGGCGTGCCAGACGGCCTCTGGAGCGAAAGTATCGAGCCCGCATGGGACGTGCACTACGCCCTCATGTACCTCGTATGCAGCCACGTCGTTCCACCTGGCCTCTACAAGCGCCTCAAGCATAACGACGCAGTGATGGCACTCCTGTTCCGCTACGAGGCCGTCTCCGTCGCGGGCCTGAGTACCAGTGACGGCTCTCGTCGAACAACCGTAGACGAGATGATGAAAGCCGAAGGCCTCAGCGACACCACCAAGCGCCTCTACGTCGAAGAGCTTGAATACATCAACAACGAAGCTCGACGCACACGCCCACAGAAGTAACCCCCACGGTAAGGCCCTGCCAGTTCGCGCCGGTGGGGCCTTACCCATCTCGAAAGGATGATCCCCCTCATGGCCAGCCAGAACTGGACCCTCACTCCCAGCGGCTACTGCTACCCCAATGACGCTCCCGCAGACGGGTTCCAACTCCCCCTCAAGAGCACCCCCGCTTCCCCCGTTCCTGTGCGCGTCGTGAGCTTCCTGAGCGCACTCACCCAGCAGCAGGTGAGCGTCTGGGACTCCCAAACCCCCGACACTGCGGACCTCGTGTCGAAGCTCGACGAAACACGCATCTCCCAAGCGTTCCTCACCGCTGTCACCAGCACAGGCCAGTGGGGGTGGCTGCACGTCCCCGTCGATCACGAGTCAGGGCGGGTTGGCTTCAACACGATCTGGGTTCTTCCCGTGGGTGGGGGACAGGCGTGAGGGGTGTTGCAGGTGTCCTACAGGGAACAGCAGACGTGCATGGCCGCAGCTTCTACCTGGTCGATGAGGTGAGTGGACGAACCGTGCAGGTGTGGGTGCGCGAGCAAGCGGTGCCGTTGATGCGTCGGATGCTCGGCGTGAGAGTGCTGGCTGTAGGGCGTGTGGATGATGCGGGGAGGGTGGTGTTCGCTGAGGATGTGCGTCCGTGTCCGATCTTCACCCCACCTCATATGTGACCTATCTAACCAGCATTGTGGATATTGGGACTTGCATATCCAAAGCGGACGACATATGCTATGAACCATCCCAAACAGGGATATTACTTCACTCGACAATCCAACCAATCAATCCAGAAGGAACAATCATGAACACCAAGAAGATCATCGCAGCGCTCGTCGCATTCACTGCCGCCGCCACCCTCGGCGCGTGCAGCAACCCTGGCAAGGAGATCGCTCCCTCCAAGGACAAGACTCCCGCCCCCAATGCGCAGCCGACTACCCCGGCCCCCGCGCCGACCACCCCCGCACCTGCGCCCACAACTCCGGCCCCCAGCACTCCGGCCCCCAGCAACCCCACTTCTCCGCGAGTGCCCGTCTCTTCCGCGCCGACCACCCCGCAGCTCGGTCAGGGCAGCGGCTTCTATGGCTACACCAGCACCGCCTCGCAGCCCACTTTCTTGGATGCTGGCTACGACTACGCCACCCCGGCGGACAACACCGTGTCCGCTGATACGAGCCATGCTGCCGCCCAGGCGCGTTTCGCTGCGGCCCAGGCCGCACTCCTGGATGCGAACAATGCCCTGACCGACGCGCAGAACAAGCTCTCCGCAGCTCAGGACGCGGAAACCGCCGCCCAGGGCGCGCTCGCGGACGCGAAGGTCAAGGAGTCCGACGCGAAGGCTGCGCTCGATGCCGCCATGCAGGCTAACCCCGCCGGGTCCGTGGCCTACATGAAGGCCAAGAACGACCTCAACGACGCGAAGGCTGCAACCGTCGCCGCCCAGAAGAACCTCGACCAGGCGAACGCTCAGCTGGCTAACGCTCGCACCCAGGCCGACAAGGCGCAGGGCGAAGCCGACACCGCTCACTCCGAGCTTGACAAGGCGAACACCGCCCTCAAGGATGCGCAGGACCGCCTCGCCGCCGTCATGGCCGACCAGGCCACTCGAGCGCACGCCGCCGTCGATGCGGAAGCTGCACTGGACTCCGCGAAGGACGCGAACGCTGACGCTCAGGCCAAGAAGGATGAGGCAAAGGCCGCTCTCGAAGCATCCACCGCCTCCCTGAACGAGGCCCAGGCGAACCTCGATGCGGCCAAGCGTGCCGCACAGGCTGGTGGCATCAACTGGGATGCGCTGACCGTCTCTCAGAAGCAGGATCTCGTTCGCGCGTTCCTGCTCCAGATGATGAACGACTACCGTTCTCAGTACCGTCTGCCCGCGGCCCCCATCGGAGTTGACGTGCAGGCATTCGCTCAGGCGCACGCCGACACCAACCCCGGCTACATGGTTGGTCCCAACATGGCCGACTGGGATAAGGCGAGCGCCGACGGTCTCACCAACCGCCCCTACGGCTCCCTGTCCACTGGCACCAGCTGGGAGGGGCGTAACCCCCTCGAGGCTGCTCAGGCCGCATTCGAGAAGTTCCGCGCCAACCGCTACGGCGATGCGACCATGCTGAATGAGCGCATCAACGCCTTCGGTATCGGCGTGAGCGAGGACGGCCACATCGCCGTCGTCGGCTTCGTCGCCGATGAGAACACCAAGGGAGCCTACACCTACGCGCCGACCGGCGTGGATGTGTGGGGCGGAAAGGAGA